AGCAATTCCTGTAGAATTATTGGTAATCTCCCAATAAACTACATCACCGCCGCTTTCCATACGTAACGTGCGGTTAAACGTGGCTGATAGGGCTGCCTTATACAGCAAAACAAATTCTGTTCGCCATGACGTGGTAAAAGCCCCTACAGGAAGCGCTCCCGATACAGATAGGCTTCCACCATTAAAATCAGGTAACGATGCTGAACCGGCCGGTCCCGTCTGGCTTCCGAATGCTACTGGCCCAGTGACATCCATTGGCGCCACACCAAGGATTCCGGAGCTTGCGCTAATGGAATTTGCACCATCCTCCAAAGCCCAGTAGGCTACTGCGCCCGCCGTTGGTGCGGCCAGCGTGCGGTACATTGCGGACCGCAGCGCATTTGTACCCTGCCCTAGCCGTCGCTTGATACCCGATGCCACCACATCACAAACAACATAATTTCTAGTGGTGTCCCATTTCGCCTCAAAGCCATTACTGCACTCACCTTGGAAGCGAACTTGCGGGCCGCTGCCCATATCAAGTGAGCAACGCACGGGAGTGCCTAGCTTGACATTAGGCCAATATTGGCTACGTGAGGAATTCGCAGTGAAGTCTCCTGTCCAATTCTTGAGTGTGAGATTACACGTAGCAGGCGCGGACGAGGCAGCAAACTCATCGGTCTTCCCCATCGGTGTAATAGAAACACCAGTCTCCCACAGCACCAATGAAGTTACGTCAATCCACGGCCACGTATCAGGATTAGCCGTTAGGTCCGCACCAAAAGCTATTTCGATAATCTGCCTTGCATCGGACATAGAGTCAGGCAGGAATACCCCACCCCGGAGTGAGGCACCCTGCAATGGGCCAGGTGGATTACCTAGCTGTTTCCACGGCCAATGAGCGGCCACCATAGGCGCAACGGAGGTAGGCATTTGTCACTCGTCCCAAACTACCCAGCAGAGCATTCCAGTGCTGGTGCCCATTGTTGCTCTCACTCGCAGGAACTTAGATACCGCGACGACTGGTCGCTCGTCGGGCATGAACTGATAGCTGTAGGTATTAGCGGGAGACGCCCCTGTGCCGCCGCTGTCGTGTAGGTAGGCATCAAGTACACGCGTAGCAGTTGGGACACCTTCGCCTGAAGCGGTGTACCCGGTGGCGGCCGTGCCTAGTGTCAATAGCGACGGCGGAGCATTAGGATCCAACGACAGCAGCCCAGAAGCCACGTGCGCGGTTACTGTGGCGGCTACGTCGGTCTGCAATAGCTCCACAATGCCAGCGGCAGCCTGCGGCGTGTCGATGCTGTAACCCCACGAAATAACCTGCATTTGCCGGGTCGATGGTGTAGCAAGTTGGAGCATGGTCTTAACTACCGCACCTGTAGACGCCTTAGCCTGGGCGGCAGTAGTGGGCATTGGCCCATTCCACGCCTTATACCTATGCATTATGTTGCCTACCTATCTCACAGCTTGTGGGTTAATTGTTATCTGCCCGGTACGAATCAACAACATAAAGGCGGCAGCAAATGCACTATCCGTATTCCCTGAGAAACGTACTTCAAATACACCCCCACCATTGCCTGTGCCGTGGGGGTGCACAGTGTCACCCGCTGCTAAGTCGACTACCTCAGCACCGTTCTCACCAACGATTGCTTGACCGCCGCTGATAGCTCTACCGCCACGGGCCAGACGTGGTATGTCCGGGGTGTTGAGTGTGAAGCCTCCCACCGTGCCCACGCCAGGAATATGCGTGTCGACACCCGGAATGGTGAAGTGCAGGTTATTCCACTTATCAATAATCCAGTTAATCATGCTACGGAATGCATTCTTGATGCCATCCCACATTCCCGATGCTGCCGCATTTATTCTACCCGGAATGCTCCGTATGTCACCGATTACCTTTCCCCATACAGCAAACATGAACGAATAGAACGCCACGAATGGGTCTACAAGAATATGGTAGAGCCGTACCCAGAAGTTGACGAATGGTCCGGCGAACCATGCAGCAACCGCAATGGACGCGGCCCACAACGCATTCCATGCGCCTATCATTGAATGCGCTACAAAGACGAAATAGTCGCCTACTAGTGCTGCGATATCTCGCACTATTTTAAACTTGAGCCACAGGACTACCAATATGGCGATTAGTGCAATAATTGCTATACCAATAAGGACTACCGGGTTAGCATACATTGCAATGTTCAATAGCCACACTGCGGCCGCAAGCCCAAGGAATACAATTGCAAGAACTTTCACCAGCGTTTGATTCTGGCTTGCCCATGCACTGAACTTGGTTGCGATATCAACTACTTTAGAAAATATTGGTAAAAGCTGTGTGCCAAGTGAGGAAGCAAGATTCTTATACTTAGCCCCCGCGATTTGCGCTTGCTCCGCGGCGGTACCGCTTTGGGCAGCAAATTGACCTGTTGAGCTAGCAGACTGCTTATTGATGAGTGCGACCGTGGCCGCGCTCTTGGCCGCCTGTTGCTGAGCAGTAGTGAGCTTATTGAATTGTTGCACACTTGATACATGTGCTTCAGTCAATGCCTGCGCATTAATTGCTGCCTGCGTAAGCGTAATACCGTACCGTTGCAGCGGGTCAAACTCACCCTTAAGTGCGGCGCCCATTGCATCAATAGCGTCGGATGCTGGCCCACCAAACACAGCGGAAAGGTCAGCACCCTTTTGCACGAGAGCATCGGTGGCCCCTGCTAGCTTGTCCTGGCTGGTGCCTTGGTTGACTAGCAGGGAACCGATTAGGTTGGCGCTGTTGCGGTAGGCGTCTGCTGATAATCCGTAAGCTGTGGCTGCCTGATTAGACCGTGCCACAACGATATCCGCTGTCTTACCAAAGATTTGCTGTGTAGCACCAAGGGATTGCTGCGCATCGCTGGCAGCTTTCCCTGCCGCTATACCAAGTCCGATGATGGCCCCACCAGCGGCCAGTGCTGGACCCTTCATGCTCTTTAGTGATAGTTCGGCACGCTGGCTCGACTTCTCAACATTCTTACCGAACTTTTCCGAATCGTCGGTAGCCTGTTTGAATCCTGCGGCAGTCTGAGCAACAGATTTAATTGTGACAACAACTTCATCACCCATCCTCATCCCTCCCTAGTTGCTCTATCTGCACCATTTGCAGGAACCTCGCATCTTGTTCTAAGAGTGATCCGGGTCCGGGGAGGCACCCGAATCGCTCACACATACCGACAATTACCTGTGCGAAAGCCAGTGCTACCGGCTTAGTTACAAGTCGTCCATCTTGATCGATTCCGCCAGGGACGGCTTTGTACTGTTCGATTGCTTCTCTAAAAAACCCGGCACAGTCGCAATGGTGTCAACCCACGCGGAAATTATCGAAAGAATAAATGTTACTTCTTGCTTTTTGATGCCATCCATATTAGCAGGAACAGGCACGTCAGTTGTGTTTCCATCGGCGTCTGTAACTTCCTCGTCAACATTCCAATCCACCAATGCCTTAGCGAAAATCTTAAACATTTCCTCTACTTGAGCAACGTCAGGATCATCAACCGCTAGGCTATCTTTTAGACCCGCCACGTACATAAGCTCGGCGATTGAAATGCTCTTTGCCCTGACTTCCAACCCTTCGAATTCAGGATCAGCAAAAATCAGTTTGTAGACTGTGCCTTTAGGCTTATACCGGCTCACTTTATGCCCACGTGGGTACAACGCCGTTGGCTAGCACCCCGGGCGCAGACCAAGTAAGTTTTCCATCGTTGTCGCGCTTGAAACTGTAGTCTGTGAAAATGCACTCATTCGGTAGTGACTTACCGCCGATGCCAACGGTAACCGTCCGCTGGTTTGAGTTGCTCGGTACCGTCGAAAACACGGTGTGCGCGCTCGACGCACCAAAGTTAGCAACACCATTAAGCGTAATGGTGAAGTCCGCCAGTAGCAGCAACCGCTCCATAGCTGACTTGTCAATACCCGTTGTCTCTTGCGCCGCACGCGGGGTAGCGAAATCAAAATCAGTGATGTCGTTACGGATGTCGACGGGCGTGCCGCCGCTGTCGTCAACAGAGAGGGTGGTCCATGCTAGTCCTGACTGCTTGGCCATTGCTAACCTCTTTCTACTATGCGTGCTAGGTTTGCTTGGTTATTCTCAAAATCGTCTAGCCAGTTCTCAGCGCGCAATACCTGTGAACCGCCGTTGCGCTTGATGATGTAATTCGGGTCACCGGCCGGTAGCTTGTGTTCGGTAAAACACTGTTGCCCTGCCTCAAAAATCAGCGTGGCGACTGTCTCGCTCGTTCGCTCAACTCGGTACTTTCGACCTGAGTCAAACTTGATGTAATGCGCTTGCGCCTGACCAAGGTCTGTCGCTAGATCAACAGTTACCGACCAACCCAATTGAAAGTTCTTGCAGTCAACTTCCTCACACTTGGCTTTCCGCCATTGGTGCTGCCGAATACCATAGGTCTGCATGTATCGATTCGGTAGCGGTTGCATTAGAACACAACCCCGGCAGCCTGATTCTTGACCACCACTACCGAATACGCCAATGAAGTAAAGCCACCCGTGGTTACCGTGATGGCACGCAAGTAGCGGCGGATCGTAGCAGTGTTGGCCGTGGCTAGCCGTTGGGTAAACCGGCTGGTGGTAATTTGTGTGAAGGTCAATCCTGTCACATCGGCAAAGCTGATATTGTCCGCCGAGTCCTGCACCTTGACTGTTACATCTGTACCAGCGAACGCCATGCCCTGTAGGTACGCCTGAGCGCCGAACGCGAGGCTGGCGGTAGTGTCTACCCCCGTGCCGTTAGTGGCCGCTACATCGGTTTTCACACCCGGCGTTAGCTGTAGTCCCCACTCAAGGCCGAACCCCTGCCCCACCATATCAATATCGAATGTCAGGTTACCCTCATTAGTGCGCTTACCATCATAATTCAACTGCTTAGCAATCATCACTGCGGCAGGGTTACCAAGCACAGCCCCACGTGCGTAGGTGCACAGCACATCGGCGGTAGGTAGCGCAGAAAATGCGGTGTGCTCTTGTGAAATTGATGGGTTAAAGAATGACGTAAAGCTGATCTTACCGTCACGCTGCCCCGGTACACGCTCAAAAGCGAGCTTGTCAATCGCGGTTAGTTCTAGCGGTTTCATAGGCGCACCAATGGTGCTGAGCGAGCCGATGTCACCTGACAAGTCATATCCGGCAGCGTAAAGGTTGTCACCTAGTCCACTTGTTTTAGCCATTAAGACACCTGAATCCAAACGTCGTTAACCAAGCACGGCACTACCAAATCCATTACCCGGAACATCGCATTATCAATTTCTAGGTACCCAGCTATGCAGCTAAGCGGAATACCCCCCGACCCCAATAGATCAACATTGCGAATTGCTCCGGCGAAATCAAAATCGTCATGGTACCGCCGCATGAGGTTTGACGCTGCGCGCATCAATTCCGGATCGATCATATCCTGTGGCTCTTTAAGCATGTTGGAGTACATCCGCACCATGAATACAATCAACGCGGTTGTTTGTGCCAGCCCTGACTGTGCGGGTACCGGCGCCATGCTCTGCACCCATACGGCGGCTGTGAGCCCCCTACTGGGCTTGCGCTTGGGCTCGTGAAGGTTCACCTTATCGAAGTACCCTGACCCTTGCACGTCGCTTACAACAGCATCAAAGATGGGGTCTAGCCAGCTTTCGCTTGCGTCGGGAGCCGTCATCGGTTCATCTCCCTAATGAATTTCTGCACAAGCGGTGTGGCTAACGTGTACTTGTCTTTATCGATACTCTGCCGCACCGTTCGGAACGTTTGATAGCCCTTAAATCGTGTAGCACGGTTCCGGCTAGTCACACCCTCAAGCCAGCCGCCGTACACCACACCCCCATCATTCACATTCTGATAGTTACCTCGCTTGTCAGAAACGATATGAGCGCGGTAGTAGCCGGTGGGGTGCTTAAGCACTCGGTCAAGCTTCAACCTAATTCGATTTACTGACTCCTGACCCAATTTTTCATTTATGCTAGATATTAGCCGCGCGGTGGCTGCCGCTGTTGCTGGCGACGAGAATAGTGTGCCTTTGGTATCGTAGGTTATCCCAATGCTAGGCATTAGATTGCCGCCATTCTGCTCGGGCGACCGATCTGGCGCTGTGCCTGCTCTCGCAAATCTTCCAGCCCCTGCCCGGTACCCGACTGGCGTAGCGAGTTGCCAGAGCCGATCGTACGGGCGTAGGCACTGGCATTCTGCTCAAGCAGTACGACGGTTTCGGCAATGGTCAATTCATTGAGAATGCCGGGCCACTCGTGAGCGTACACAGGCGCCGTATTCAAATGTTGAGCAGCCACAGAGCCAAGTACACCACGGGTCAGGGTGAAGTTCCGCAAGGCGAAAACATCTGCGGCTGTCAAGTGCGCTGCAAGGGTGCTGCCGTCGAACGCGCGGGTTACCATTAGATTGTTACCGGCAATATCTTCCACGCGCATGCGCTCAGCATCAACCATGATGATTTCACCAATGGCAAATCCGGTAGCATCTCCCACGCCTACCGTCTGCACGTTCTGCGAAGCGGCGAGAGCAACGGTGGTATTGATGGTGGTATCAATCATCCGCCTGTTGGTCACGATCAAGCGCTCACTCTCGATTTTGAGTAGTGAGCCAATGCCAAGCGGGAAGTTACCATTTACGGGGTTGATTACTGCCGTGGTCGCACCAATCAACATGGTGGACGGCAGCGCACCAGCCGCATTAACTGTGGCGGTATCCGAGTAGCCAAACAGCCCAGTCATTACTACCGACTGCTGGAAAGTTACCCCACTACTAAATGAGCCGGCACCCGCTAGGCTGATTTCTAGCAGGTTGTATGGCGGCTCAGCGATATCGTCGGTGCGGCGGGGCACAGCGGAAGTTGTGATGTCGGTTCCGCCAGATACCACCGTGGTAAGCGCAATTAGTTCGTTGATGCCAAGCCATAGGCGCCACGCGGGAGCATACTGGTAGTTCGGCCAGTCCATCTTTACTACCCGCTGCTCGGGGTAAAACCGTCGACGCAACTGTCCCTCTACGCTACGCGAGGCTGCATCTAGCTTCTGATCAATTAGCCTGCCAGCGTGCGCAGTCTCCATTGTTTCTAGCGACTCTTTAACTTGCTCACGAGTCGCGTACCAAACTCCCATTGGCTTGCTCCCGATTGCTTTCTACGGATGTACACTAGCCGAATTATTTAGTTGTTAACAACCATACGCTTTTCGTAATTTAGCAAACTCTATTGCTAGCTGTTGTCCAGCGGGTGTAGTAGGTGGATTCTGGCTATAGGCGGTTGTGAATATTTCAATAATGCCACACAATTTTTGTTCAGATTGCTCAAGTGCTTGCTGTGCTTTCCGTGATGCCTGTGCTGACTTCTGTGACGCTACTATGTATTGCAGACCTACCAGCACAATAAGCACCATGACAATTGTTACTAAAGCTACCCACAACCGCTTACGTTGATTAGCTAGCTTAGCTTGCTTTTGTTCATCGGTCATCGGGTTGCCTCCAGGTACTCGACCGGGCGGCCCAGCTTCTCGGCGTACTCGATCTCGCCCCGGGTCGACTCCCCGATGTAACCGCCGACATTGACGACGAACACCCGGTCAGCAAGGTCGATCTTGCGCTTGTGCAGTTCGTCGAGTAGGCGCTTGTTGTCGTTGCCGTTGGTCGTCCAGTCGTGGCCGGGCAGGTCGACGTGGCCGAACACGCCCAGGCTGATCACGAGCTTGCCCTCCATGGTGAGGCGGGCGTTGGTGGCGTTGATCTCGTCCTTGAATCGGGTCGACCCGCACAGAGTGACGATCTCTGGGCGCTCGCCGCCGAAGTTGCGTTCCAGGTCGTGGGTCTCGAAGTAGGTCATCGGGCAACCACTAGATAGACAATCAATCCGATGAAGACAACGATTGCGGTTCCGATGGCGAGGTATGAGTACCAGCGATTACGTTGCTGCCACGTAGTAGGGCTATTGTTGCCGGGGCGGCTGGCCCTAGTACCAACGCCAGACCTACCGTCCAACCAATCCAGTTTGTCGAATTCGTTTGATTCTGATGCAGGGTTACGAATACGCCCAGTGCTAGCGATACTATATCCCGTACCCCCGTGCGTATTGCCGATATTGCGGATAGCTTCACTCACGGTACCCGTTCCCCTATGCTCCCACATTATCGGGATGGACGACAATTTTATGTTGTTTTCTTACTGGCGCGTGGGGCGCTTTGGTCTACGGGTATGTCAACCCCCGCTTGCTTCATCGCTTCCATAAGCGCCGCTTGATAATTCATCATGTCGGTGCGCTGTTGATTGACGATTCTGTGTACATCGTCAACCTTTATTTCTACCTGTTTTGCTTTTTTGAGCAATGGTCGAAGTCCAGCAACAGCTGTGATGGTTAGTGACAATCCTGTGAAACCCGAACCAATTGCCGTAAGAATTCCAGCTACACTAGAACCCGTCACTTATCCGCCTTATTCCATTACCCCAATATGATTACTGCGGGGGTCGAGTTACCCCGACCCCCACAACGTTTTTAAAAATCGTCAAAATCCCCGATGTCGGCCGTACTAGCAACTGACTTGGTCGACCGCTTGGTGGACTTTCTGGAGCTAGCGGATGGCCGTTCCTGCGTCGCGGGGCCATTGCCATCCGTCGAATCGGCAGAATAGGATTCCACTGCCTGAGTTGATGAGTGGCTCTCCGTCGTTGGGACAGGCGAGAGGGGGGACTGATTCTCGTCTGCGCCGTTCGTCGGTTCGTTGTCTGAGGATTGAATAGAGTCCCCACCAACCTCCGGCTGCCATGGCTTGTCTACCTCCCCTAGCATTGGGCGGGTAATAAGAATGGGATCAGTCAATTCATGTTCAGTGAATGACTCTCCACCCGCATGAGTTGCCTTAGCCATGTCAGTATCCTAAGCGTTCGGCTGAGCAAGCAGGTCGGGGCGCCGACCAATCCGCAGACCGTTCGGAACATAGAACACCCCACCAAGAATAGTGCCACCCGAACCCGGGTCAGCAATATTGACCTGAAGCCATTCAAACCCCGCGCTGAGAGACTGAGCCTCAATCTCAAAAAATACGATGGCCTGATTGGCAGCCTTGATGGGGCCAGTGTCCGCTAGCGAGAGAGTAGCAGCGGCAGCCTGAGTCTGCTCAGTCCATGCCTCAGTACCTGCAAGCGCGGCGGCCGTCGACTTGTAATACCAATCCGTAATGGCCGCGAGGTTCTGCACCGTACCGCCAGTGTTGGCGTTGCTTTCCTGTAGCGTCAGGATAACTGTGTCAGTACCCGCACTGGCCGCGTTCTTGAAAAACGCCACACCCAGCGACTCATAATTACGCATGTGAATGCGCTTGCCAGTGTTGGCACCCGCCGCAATATCCGCGACCGGGTTAATTCCTACACCAAAGTCAAGTAGATTACCGAGTCCACGCATTACTTAGTGTCCCCTTTCGCTTCCTTCTTAGCGGCGGCAGCATCTGCCTTGGCCTGAGCCTCAGCATCTGCCTTGGCCTGCTCATTGGCGGGTGAAACGATTTCTTCGTAACCCTGCTCAGTCATGAATGCGTGGAGGTGGTCATCCGCTTCCTCTTGAGTAGCGAAGTTACCCTCAACAACTACATTCCCAATAAGCCCCGGGCGATTGAGAATTACCTGATACCCATCACTCTCACTGTTGCTAGTGATTAGCTGAGTACCCGTTTCAATGTCGGTGTAGAATTCCCGAGCAACGCGCGGACCAGCAGATGGGCCAGTGTAGTACTTAGTTTTAGTCCACATAATCACACCACCGTCAGCTTTACGAACGGAGAAAGGGCCGGCCCACCATTCTGCGGCGTGATCGCACTCGCCAGCCACGGCCGGCCGTCGACACGCTCAATTACCCGGAATGCAGTAAGGTCATTCTGGAAACGGAAGTCCTGCGACTGAGCAGCCGACATGGCCTGCCGGTCACCAATCAGGTAGAAGCCAAAGTCAACTAGGTTGATGTCGCCAGACTGCCCAAGCTGCTTAGCCTTTTCCGAAACGATGATCGGAATACCAAGCATAGACATCGGCGGGGCAACAGAGCCAGAACTGGTAAACGTTCCCGTACTACCCAGCATGACGGGAGAGGTACCACCTGTAATCACCATTTGCAGTAGCACAGGCATAACATCGGGGGAGATGATCCAAACGGCACGGCCAAGCGACTGCGGCAGCATACGGGCGTACATGTTGACAACGTCCGCCCATACCACAGTGCCAGAGCTTGACCCGGCGCGGTCAACCTGAATCGACGCCGGAGCGTTGAGGAATCCAAGCGGCTCGCCAACACCAGCACCCAGGAAGAATGCGACATCCTCAAACCACGCGATAGCCTCAGGCATGATCTCGCCAAGGAAAGCGTCAAGGCTGGGCTGAGCGTCCCGAATCAACTCATTCGGAACCTCTGTGTAGAGCACCAGCTTGTTCGCTCGCAGTTCGACACGCCCGAAACGGGGCTGGCTCTCCCCGAGCGTGGCACCTTCCTCAGTCCAGAAACCAGTAACGCCACCATAAACACTGGAAACGTTGCTGGTGCTGTCGACCATCGGGAACGGCACGGTCAGGGAGTCCATCGGAATTACCCGAGCGCGGGACCGAACGATAGCCCGCTCAAGCGCAACCCGCAGGAGCTCCGCACGGAGGATTTCCGGAATCAGGAAGCCACCATCTGACGGCTTGACCGACGAAAGGTCATTCTTCAGGCTGTCAAGCTTCTCCGACAACGAAGAATTCTTGAAAGCGTGGTCAGAGATCGAGTAGAGAAACTCGGTCATGTTGGTGAACGAACCGTCGTGCTTGGCACCAAGCGCATTCTTGTTATACAGGCCCCGCTTTGAAACCGGGCCACGGTTGTTCGGGTTGGCGAGGTTCAGTCGGCGGGCGGTAACATCGTCCACGGTCTGGTGATCGCGTAGCCAGTCAACCATGAACTTCTGAGTCTGCTCACTGACCTGAGCCTGAATAGCCGGGTCACTCTTGATGCGAGCGTTCACACTCTTTTCAGTGAACTCACGGAATAGCTCCGGGTCTTTCATAAGTTCCGTGACCGTGGCGCGGTCAGTGAGCATCTCTCGAAGTTCATCCGCCGTGTTCGGGATATTGAGCACCTTAGCCATTGGTTGCCTTTCCTACTAGAATTCCATTAGCCTTAATGAACTTGTCAATTTGGTCGACAGTGTTGGTGGGGGCTGGTGCCCGGGTACGGCCAGCGTGCAGGAAGCCACGATTGGTCAATGTGTGCCGCTTGTGCATGAGAATTTCTAGGTCTAGATTCTTGGTCGGCGGCTCGTCATCATCTTTCTTGGACTCTGGCTCGTCAGGCTCACCCGGTCCGGGTGGAGCGCTTACCGGAGTTGGATCATCTGGTGCGTCTGCCGGTGGACTATACACCGAATCCGCTAGGCCGATGTCGACTGCCTCAGCCGCGAATAGCCACGTCTCCGCAAGCATTCGGGCACGCCATTCCTCAATGTCACCCCCTGCCTTATTGGCATAGATACTTGCGATGTTGGTTGACTGCTTACCAAGGAAGTCAGCCATGTCGTTAAAGTCAGCCGCATTACCCATGAGCGAACCAAGCGCATCATGAATCATCATCTGACTGCCGACCATCATCACGCACTCATTACCGCCCATAGCGATAATGGACGCGGCACTTGCAGCCAGCGCGTCGACATAGGTAGTCACATTAGCCGGGTGCTTGACCAAAGAGTTATAGATGGCGATTGCATCGAACACGCTGCCACCAGGCGAGTTGATGCGCACGTTAATCTGGTCACTCGTGATATCGTTAATTGCCATGACTAGCTCAGTAGCATCAACACCAAACGAGCCGCCGATTTCGTCATACACGAATACATCCGTGGCACTTGGTGCGGCAGCATCACCCTCACCATCGGATGCGGCTACATTGCTAATGGCGAACCAAGGCAGTTTTACGTTTGCGAATTCCGACGCGAGATCAGGATTCACGTTCTTGAGACGAGAAAGAATCTTGGCCTTAATCCCGGTCAATTCTCGACTGTTGAATGTCACCTAGGTGTGCTCCCTTCGTGATAGAATTAAACGGGGGTATCGGCGGCTGGTCCGGCAGGAACACCTACCCAGTCCATTTTCGGCAGGCCCATAGCATCCGCAACAGCCTCAGGGTCATAGCCTGCCTTAACCAATTGCAGAGCACCCTTGGTTTGTGAGTCGCGCTGCCTGTCTTCCGCCTCGTGGTTGACCGGAGTTGGGTCATCGAAATCAATTTCAAGCGTCTTGCCGTTGGCAAACTGTGGTAGCAGGAATGCATTTACGATTGACTTCCAACGCTGCAAACGCGGGATCGTCTGCCCTTCCGCCATGATTTCTTTACCGGCTTCAGCGTTGGCACGGTTGACATCATCAACGGTACCGAGCATGGGCTTGGGGAATGCGAAAGCCTCGCGGATCAACTCACGTGGTAGGTTACGCAATTCCGCAAACTGCATATCCTGCATGGTGTAGTTAGTAGTTTCCCACTTGGCATTTTCAAGCACAGCCACACGGTGGGCATTGGCTACGCCCCTGTGCTGCTCTTGCCAACGTTGAACGAATGCATTAAATTCAATGTCGTTCATGCGGTAGTCAACCGTGATAATGCCGCCGGGTTGCGCACCGTTGATAAAGAAGTTTCTATTCCACTCAGCCGAGTAGCGCGCCGAATCAATATCACACAGCACGGTCTGCACCGGCCCCCGACCCCGGTATGGGTCATCGGGGTTCGGGTACTTGATCTGGATTACCTGATCCAACGTCAGGGGAACTTCCTCACCATCGGGTGATTGGTATATCCAGCCTGTCATGAACCGTGTGGGGTGCTTGACCGGCTTCATTCGATCTGGGCGTACCGGCCACATTTCGAGTGGCACACCACCCGTGTATTGGCTGTATTGAACATCTTTATTCAATACAAAAATACCCTCTCCAACGAGGTCTAGGTGCTGTTGCACAGTCTCGCGGAAAAGGTTACCTGTATAGAAATCGTTGGGCTTGTCCCACACAGTCATGAACGGGTGGTTCAATACCTCAGTGCGGCGCTTCTTATCACGCACGGAAGTACGCTGGTATAGGTGCCATTCCGTTTGTGCTACTGCCCATGTGATCTGCGAGACAATGGCGAACAGCGTGCCTACCGAACCATGCGCATCGTAGACGCGCTGGGCCACAGCACCAACGCCATCGCCACCAGTGAACAATGAGGACATAGCTGTATTGCCGGAATATGGGACAGGGGCTTGGTTGCGGATATCAACGGGGCGGCGGACGACGCGAGTTAGGGCACCAGCGGCACGGCTAAGCAGATCATCCATTATCATCCGTCCGTCGTGTCAATAGCGTGGACATGGCAAAGCAGGAAAGGCCCGCCACTACGAGCCCGGCCGCAGTATTCCATTGGAACCCGGCAAAAGTCAATGCGGCAAAACCGACTAGGTGGAGTACCACGCGCACGACTGCATATAGCCAAGCGAGGGGCAGCGCGTTTTTTTCTACTGCCTGCCCCGCCACATTGGGTCGCCGTGGCGCCCGCTGAGCCGTCATACGCTTAGACAGCCGGAGTGCGAATAGCTCGCGGAATGTGGGTAGGTGGTCAAGATCAAGAGTGGTCATTGCGAGCCCTTTCTAGAAACTCAGGAGCGTAGCACGTGCCTTGCCTTTGTAGTCCAGGAACATAGTTACGTATCGATCCACGTCCACACCGTCATCGTCGCGCTTCACAGGCTCGTCTTGCGTGCGCCCATCTGCCGTTACCTTCCACACGTACGACGCATATTCATCCTTGGTGCACGTAGGTAGCAGCGCATCCGCCTGTGCCTGATCACGCTCCACAAGCGCGTCTGCCATGAGGAAGAATCGTGGCCCCTGGTCATCACCCTTCAGGCGCATCTTATGCGCATTGATACCCTCATATACATTCTTAATGGCTGCCTGTGTGCCTAGCCCTGTCGCTTTTTCAAATGTGCGTCGACCCTCGGCATCGTGGTCACAGATGATGGCACTTGGTGTTGGCTCAGTCCACACCCGATCAGTGCGTGTCCGCGTTGCTCTATTCAAATGGTCATACCACTCGGTTGTCACAGGTGGGCACACGATATCCATAATTGTATTCGCGTGTTCCTCAACCGTACGCCCGGTCATGTAGATTTCCCGGTACATATAGATGGTTCCATCCTCTGGGTCTACCGCATAACACTTGAGCACGAACGGGTGTACAAAGCCAAAGTCAATTCCCCAAATGCGCTCGAAATCATCTGGTAGTGGTAGGGCGTTCCCATCCTCATCTAGATCCCACGGGACCACATGAATAGCTGGGTCGAATTCCTCAAATATGATTCCCTCTGCACTAACCCACAGACCCAGCCTCAGGCGCTTGTGGCGTACCCCTGTGAGGTTATCTAGAATCTCCATGTACTTGGCACCCTGCGGGGTTACAACGTGCGTACCGTCCGCCCGCAGAGTGAATAGCTTGGGGTTATCCTCATGCCGAGATTCAATTAGCCGACAGCGGCCATCACCGCAACGGAGCTTGAGCCAGTGCTTATCGCCGGCAGGGTTGCAGTCCATAATCAACTGCTGGAAACTCACTTGCCAGTTACGCAATCGAGTCTTGACAAATTCCAAATCTTCTAGTGTGACCTCAGTTGCTTCCTGAATATAAACGATGTCATATTCGGAAGACATCACGCGGGTCGGGTTGTCAAGCCCACCAATGGTTACCGTGCTGCCATTCTTGAAACGGTACTGTGGTGCTTCCTGCGAACTACCACCGTAGTAGACCGCCATGCCGGTTTCTAGGGCTTCCTTTATGACGTAATTCCGCCATGTGACAAGGGCAGTGCTGGCAAGGGAACGCATTGTTTTGCGAAGCATAAGCACGCGCAGGTTTGGTGTGAGCAAGCACATGGCATACAGCTTCTCAAGGCATGCGCGAGACTTGCCCGTACCGGCCGGGCCAGAAATCAATACCTCGTCCTCGCGTGCCTCAAACACTTCCTTGCAGCCACCACGTGGAGCGTATACATGCTTGGTGCGCTTGCCGGTAGCTTTCTGACGGGTGGCCGCTACCATTACGGGCGCCTATTCCAGTTCCACGGCGCACCAATAGCAAAGAGCATTTGCGCAGCAACGAACACAAGCCCTAGCGTGACCAAATCAATTGAGCCCAGAGCCACGTGGAATAGTGCTAGTACGAAACAGATCAGTGCGAGTAGAGCGAACATTTTGTTTACCTCACCTAAGTGAATCCATATCAACACCTTGCATGTCTACCGACAGCCGGTCAGTCTCCCCGGTATCTCCCGCACCCCTGTGCAGCAATTGGCCTAGCTCATTAGCAGCCTGCAACATATAGGAACGGAACTCACGAATCATGGTTGCTTGCTCACTGCTAGACATGTCTTTGTTACTAAACACAATTGCGTCGTGCGCAATATCCGCTACTCGTTGCAGCCTAACCAACCGATCAAACTTATTGGCAATCCACAGGTCCGCCAGCTGGGCGGGTGTAACTACATCAATTAACGGCGTCTCAGGGTTGTCTAGTGCTTCCTGGGCTTGCTGTATCTCGGTCAGGTTGTCTGCCACAAAGCCCTTAAGCTCAGCCACGGTCGCGCCATATCGCTTGGCTAGAATGCCTGCGGGTGCAACTCTGCCCGCGATATCCTGCACCAGTGCGGCACGGTCAAGCCCGGTCAATTGCATGGCTAGATTTCCAGACCCTTGATAATGGCGCGCTTCCACCATGCCATGTTCATTTTCCGTAGCCCACGCGGTACCGGGCCAGTGCGATCCTCGCAGCTAGTGTCCCCACCGGAACAGTCACCCTTATTGGTAAGTGTCATGCCAGGCAGTGTTGCATGGGGAATAGGCATAAGGCAAGGGCGTGGGTCTGGGAGCGCTCCCACAAATGGGCAAAGGAATACCCCTAGCTGTGTAAGCCTAGGGGCTTCCTATCTAGCTAGTTAGCTAGCAGGTTTTCTAGTGCCTTGGTTTCTACCTTCCGCGTGCGTGCGTTCCGACGCTTGGTGGCTACTCCCTTGGCAATGCTCGCTGCCTTGCGGGCTTCCGCTTCCGCCAAGGCGTTGCGTGCAGATTCAACTACCGCGCTCTCGATTTGACCCGTCAGCCACTCCCCAAAAACCATGCCCCCAACCAACATGCCGGCCAGGATATAGCCCCCGAGCCGTGTGGCTGCGTAGGAATTCGCCGCGAGGCTAAAGGCGCCCATGACTACCTGAAGCCGAAAGCCGATTTTACGGGTGCGCTGAGCGAATTCACTGGAACGCATGACCATCGAGATGATGAACATACCGTCGATGAGGCAGGGGGTGATGTCCGCCTCCCAGCCGGCAAGCCCGGTACGGTGCGCTGCGTGGATGATGTGGGTAAAGCTACCGACCATCGCCGCGAGAAAATAACCCTTCACGATCAACTTGACTGCGCTTACCTTGTTCACTGCTTTCTCCCTCTCCCTGGTTGGTATGCCGAAGCCTCCCCAAGCCGGCATCACGACTGGCAGCACCAGAACGACCCGCATACTCCGTCCTGTACGAACAACTGCAATGACCCGAAGTGCTCCAGTCCGGTTACGGGGTCAATGAATTCCGGCTCTCCCTCGGGCACGATTTCCATTACGGGCCGCAGCCGCTCTTGCTCCGACCGCATGATCCATCCGATTACTGATTCTGACTTGTGCCCTTGGATTTCCATTTCATCTCCCTCTCTTTGTTTTTCCCTCTGCAATTAGTATATGCCACGGGCACCCCGTTGTCTAACTAATTCTTATTGTTGGGGTGTGAATTAAATCACTAGGCACGCTAACTAATTCCTGTGCTAATTAGTTCTGGTACGTACGATACCCCGGCTATAAAGGAATCAACCTAAAGTAATAAGAATGGCCCTCATTTATTTGGGGGCTATTTTTATGCCCAAAAGTGAGTCGGAGTGGCAAAA